GTCATTCGGACTTGAAATCTCTTAAGGTGTACTCTGGCCCTATTAGAAATAATAGGGATCATCGCAGGATGTTTACCTTAAAAACCTGTAGGGTAGAAAAACAACAGGGAATATCGAAAAAATAAGATATTCATAAAGCCTTTTGTGGAAATTCATTAGAATACCACTGTTGTTAATCAGGGATTTAAAATCATAAATGATTTAAATGAAAAGCCCTGGTGAGAAAATCAAACTGCTTGAAACCCCTAAAATTTATTCTACTAAGCAATTTTTGTGAGAAAATTGTGGCCAAGACAAAGACCTTGGGTATAGTAAAAATGAATAAAATGATTTGAACAAATCAGTTCAAAGAAATGGGCAATGAGCATCCAAGCTTCTTTAAAGATTAAAACAATATAAAAACAATATATAATATACAGATAAATGTCTGACACATCAAAAATATGTGATAAATGTGAAATTAGTTATTCATTAAACAAATACCGACGATACAATGAAAATAAATTTAGTAATACTTGTAAAGGTTGTTTAAATGAAATGGATAAATCAAGAAAGAAAATAGCGAGACTAAATAGAGCAAATAATACTTTTGTAAAATGTGAAAAATGTTATGAAGAAAAATCATTAAAAAACTTTGCAAAACTTAAGAAATTTTATAAAAAAAAGATTTGCTTATCTTGTTATCCATTATTTTTAAGAGAACAAAAAACGGGGTGGTGTAAAAATGAGCATAATACAAATATGAATTATAGAATTAAAAAATCATTGGCAGCACGATTACGGACAGTTCTTAATAAAAATAACTCAACTATGAATTATATTGGATGTAATATTCAATATTTAAGAGAATGGTTTGAATATAATTTTACAGCCGAAATGAATTGGGATAATTACTCTTCATTTTGGTCAATAGACCATATTATACCTGTGTGTAATTTCGATTTAACATTAGAAGATGAAAAATTAAAATGTTGGAATTGGTCAAATTTAATGCCAGTGACAATAAAATATAATTCATCTAAAAAAAAAATAGACATAAATCAAGTAAAATATATTGTGGAACAATTAAAAAAATTTAAAGAAGAAGGTTCAACGACTAAATGGTTTTCGAGCAATTTTATATTAAATGAAACTGAATATGTAAGTGAAATAAAAGAGAATATAATTTTGTTTTAAGATATAGTCTAATCCTTGTCGAAAGATAAGGTAGAGGAAATGTACAGGTAATCCTCAAATAACTTTTTGGAAAGTAACATATCGTAGATATACTAACTTTGCTATTGAATCTATTGAACAAACATTCAATGGCCAGGCTGATTTTGGACGTCGTGTTCAATGTACTATCAGCCGAAACGGTGATCTTGCTTACAGAACATACTTACAAGTGACTTTACCCGAAATTAATCAACTTATGGGTATTGCTTCCTTCGCTGCTGGCGTTGGAAGTGGTGTTTATGCTCGTTGGTTAGATTTCCCCGGGGAGCAATTGATTGCTCAAGTGGAGGTTGAAATTGGTGGTCAAAGAATTGATCGTCAATACGGTGACTGGATGCATATTTGGAACCAATTGACTATGACCTCTGAGCAAACTCGTGGTTACTTTAAGATGATTGGTAACACCACTCAACTCACTTTTATTACTGATCCTTCCTTTTCGGAAGTTGATGGTCCTTGTGACTCATTGGCTCCTCGTCAAGTTTGTGCTCCTCGTAATGCTCTTCCTGAGACAACCCTTTATGTTCCTCTTCAATTTTGGTTTTGCACCAATCCTGGGTTAGCTCTTCCTTTGATTGCTCTTCAATATCATGAAGTCAAGATTAATCTTGATATCAGACCTATTGATGAGTGTTTGTGGGCTGTTACAACTTTAAGTTGCAACAAAGGTGACTACAATTTACATACTCAGGCTTCACAATATGTGGAGCAGCAATATGCTCCAGGTCGTCCTGTTCCTGCTGCAATTGCCTACAATCAATCTTTGGTTGCCGCATCTTTGTATGTTGATTATGTGTTTTTGGATACTGATGAGCGTCGTAGATTTGCCCAAAATCCTCACGAATATTTGATCACTCAACTCCAATTCACTGGTGATGAGTCGGTCGGTTCGTCTTCAAACAAGATTAAACTTAACTTCAACCATCCTGTTAAGGAATTGATCTGGGTTGTTCAACCTGATCAAAACGTTGATTATTGTTCATCTCTTGTGTGTGATGCTCTTTTATTCAAGGTCCTCGGTGCTCAACCTTTCAATTACACTGATGCAATTGATGCTCTTCCAAACGCTATCCACGCTTTCGGAGGTCCTGCTTCTATTGCGGAAGACTCTCGTTCATACATTGATGCCCAAGGTCTCTTTGATGATGCTGGAGCTCTGGACTATGATATTCCTGCTGGATTCACTGGATACTGGCACGGACCCAACAATCCTTACAATCAACCCAATATGGGAGGCGAAAATGCGGTTGGTATTGACCCTACCCTTGCTGCAGCTCTTGCAGGTCTTCAACGTAATCATACCGATAACTCCAGTGTTTCTGATGCTGGAACTTTTGTGTTGTGCGAGACCTCCATTGATATGCATTGTTGGGGACAAAATCCAGTTGTCACTGCTAAACTCCAATTGAACGGACAAGATCGCTTCTCTGAGCGTGAAGGGTCTTACTTCTCTTGGGTTCAACCTTACCAATCTCATACCAGAAACCCTGATGAAGGTATCAATGTTTACAGCTTTGCCTTGAGGCCAGAAGAGCATCAACCCTCAGGCACGTGTAACTTTTCCAGAATTGATAATGCCACACTTCAATTGGTCTTGTCTAATGCTACCGTTGAGGGTACCAAGACTGCAAAAGTGCGCGTGTATGCGACTAATTATAACGTAGAAAATCTTAGTGCGTTGAAAAGCTACCTACAAAGACAAAGTGAGCTCTTGTCTTTGAAAAAAATGGTTAAGCACTCACATAATATGCTAGTAGCTAGTGAAATTGTTTGTTTTTGACTACATTCAATTTTGCAAAATACCTTGTTGTTCGGGGAACCCCTTAGAGCCTTTTATACCAAACATATTTTCGAAAGAAATATGCGGCGGAGATTTAACTCCGGTATGGTAATAATTAAAAGGATTGGGCAATCCGCATGCTTACTACCTAAATCCGATATGATAGGATATGGTAGGGCGTCAGAGACTGAACGGGTGTTGGTCGGTAATGAAGATCTAATCAATCTGAATCGGCTTAAGATACAGTCCAATCCATTAGGGAAACTTAGTGGTAAACATTATGGCTAAGGATAATGTCGGGGATGGGGGGGCTCGCGTATTCCAATTGAGCGGATTGGGTGCTTGTCAAAAATATATACAAATACATTTTATTATTTATTACCCAAAACTACTTAAAGATTATATTACAAATAATATCATAATATGAATATTAATAAAATTGATTCATATTTTGAGAATGATAATAATTCTATATTATTAAAAATGAAACCAGTATACGGAACAAACGAAATATTAAATTGCGGGACAATTACCCTTAATAATAAGGTTTATTTTGTAGACTTTAAAGACAAAGATAATATAATTAATTTTAATAAAAATTTTGTCTTTATTGATTGTGATAAAGAGGATTATCCATCATATACATACAATTATAAACGTTTTACTTATTTAGAATTTATTTTTAATTATAATTCTGAAAGTGTGTATTTTAATTTTAAAAATAATAATAAATATGATTTAAGGCATTCTAACGTTGAAATATATCACTTTTACCATAAAATTATTATGGAAAAATATAATGTTATTGAATATATAACAGGTCATTACTTAACATTAGGACAAGATGCGGGTATTATGAAAAATCCATTATGGAAAATAATAGAAAACGATAAAGAATATTTATTAATGTATTGTGAAAAAGACACCATATGTAAATTATCTTTTGATAGTTATCAAAAAATATTAGATTATGAAAAAAATATTGATAAAAAATTGACATGGTATAAACACCAAAATGGTTATATTTTATGTTCTTTAAATATATATATTCATCAAATAATTACAGGATGTTATGGTAATGGTAAAGGCACTAAAAATATTAGTGTAGATCATATTGATAGAAATCCATTAAATAATACATTAGATAATTTAAGAATTACAACCCAAGAAGAACAACAAAATAATACAAAAGGTATTTTACCAGGAACATTAAAGGAAAGGAGTAGTAAAAAAGATTTACCAGAAGGAATTTCTTATGATATGTTTAAAAAATATGTTTATTATAATCGTGAATTTTATGATAAGGATAAAAAAAAAGAAAGAGATTTTTTTAGAGTTGAACACCCAAAACTTGATAAACCTTGGTGCACAAGTAAATCAAATAAGATTTCTATTCAGGAAAAATTAAGTAAGGCTAATAAAGTTGTAGATGATTTAGAAAAAGATATTTATCCAGAAAAAGATAACCCAATACTTCCAAAATATATATCATTAATTGTTATGAGAGAGAAAAAGCATCTCGTTTTTGAAAAAAAAGTAGACAATAAAAGATTAAATTTAAAAATGGTTTTACCTGATAATTATGATTTAAATGAACAATTAGAAATATTTAAAGAAAAAATAAACACAAAATATAACTTGTAATAATATTAAAATTGAAACTATTTAAAGAATAGGGTATATATTATAATATACGATGACTAATACAATTGAAACTGATAATCAAATCCATTTACAAAGATTTAAAAATGAACCACCACACGCATCTTATATCGCAGGATTTATTGATGGCGATGGATGTATTTTTATTAGAAAAATAACTGACGGTTATCAATCTGGAATACAAATTTCCCAATCTAGAACAAATATATTACAAATTATTCGATATCATTTTGGTGGATCAATTACCTCATCAACTAATAGAAATAATAAAACTATAAATTTAATGAATAAAGAAAATGAATATTATCATAAACATAATGTAAGAAATGAATATAATTTATTAATCAGAAGTAATGAATATCAAATATTATTAGAATATTTAAATAATTCATTTATAATTAAAGAAAATCAATACAATTGTTTATATAAATTTAATAAACTAACAAATTTACCAAATAATTCAGAAGAAAAGAACGAATTATATAAAACTTGTAGTGAGAATAATGTAAAAACAACTATTATAGAAAGTAATTTACACAAATTAAATATTGAATATATAGCTGGGTTATTTGATGCTGAAGGTTGTTTATTTATTAATATAAATAAATTTACTTGTTTTAACATATCTATAGCACAAAAAAATCACCCTGAAATATTATATGAAATCGTGAAATATTTACGGTTTGGTAAAGTATATAATTTTAATTATCAAATTTATAAAAAATCTGATTGTTTAAAATTTATACAATTAGTAAAATCACATTTAATTGTCAAATATAATCAAGCAATAGCATTTGAAACATTTTTACAAACAAATGATAATAATATAAAAGAACAAATGTATACAATTTGTAATAGAGAAAAACACGAAATAGAAGTATTTACAGATTTAAATAAAAATGATAATGGGAAAGAAAGATATTTAGACACATTACAGTTAAGAAACATAAAAGAACAAATTTGTAAGGAAATACATAATAAACAAGTTTATAAAGATAAATCTGCAAAAATGACAGGAGAAGGAAATCATAATTATGGTAAAACTTTTTCAGAAGAAACAAAGAAAAAAATGTCTATTTCTATTAGAAAGGTCAAAGGAGGTGTTAGTGATGAAATTATTATCCAAGTTAGAAAAATGATTTCAGATAATTATAAAAATATAGATATTCAACAAACCCTTACATTACCAAGACATACAATTACTAGAATAAAAAATGGTGACATTATTTGTAGTTATGAAGAAAAAAAAGAACGTGTATCTTTAACACAAGAACAAATTAATTTATCAAAAAGAAAAATAAATTCAGATGATATTATATTTGTAATTGAAAAATTTATAGAAAAATGGAAACCTATGCAAATATTAGATTATTTTATAGAACATAATAAAAATAATATTACTATTGATATAATTAAAAATATTAAAAGAAATTTGACAAGTGGTAAATCAGTTATTTACAAATCTGAACTATCAGAAGAAAGATATAATTATTATTTGGAATTACTAAAACAATTTACAGAAACAAATATATAAAAATATATTTATTATTTATAAAATGACCAATAATTATAAAGAAGATTTTATACAAATGAAACAACAAAGAAGAGAGAAAAAACGCACTATAAAACGCGATATTATTGCTGAAGAAGTAATTTTTATTTTTGAAAAGGTATTAGAAGGTTGGAAAACCATAAAAATATATAATACAATTATTCAAAATAATCCAAATTCGTGTATAGATAAAAAAAAAACAGAAACTATTTCTACAGGTAATTGTAAAGTATATGAATCAGAGCTTTCAAAGGAAAGATTCGAATATTATACTCAACTTAGAGAAAAGGTTTATGAACTAACAAAAATAAATAAAAAATAATATTAAAAATAATGATTTAAAAGAATTCAAATTAATATTATTATGAGCGAATTAAATTCAAAACCTTATTTTTTATTGTATGGAGGAAATGGATGGATTGGTTCCAAAGTTTATGATTTGTTAGTTAGTATGGATTTAAAGGTTGTAAAATCAAAATGTAGAGCAGATGATTATGAATCTGTTGAATCAGAGATTAGCTCGTTTGAAGGTTTAACACACGTGATGTCATTTATTGGAAGAACACACGGAGTATACGAGGGCGAAACCATTTCAACAATTGATTATTTGGAAAAACCCGGAAAATTAGTTGAAAATCTTAAAGATAATTTATATGGACCAATCTTGTTATCATCTATTTGTAAAAAATACGGAAAACATTTTACTTATTTGGGAACAGGATGCATTTTTGATTATGATGATAATCATTCATATGGTGATGAATTAACTGGATTTAAGGAGTCCGAACAGCCTAATTTTTTCGGTTCATCCTATTCTATTGTAAAAGGATATACTGATAAATTGATGCACGAATTATTTAATGATGACGTGTTAAATATAAGGATTAGAATGCCAATTACAAGTGAAATTATTTCTCGCAACTTTATAACCAAAATAACAAATTATAAAAAAATATGTTCGATACCAAATTCAATGACTGTTTTGGATAACTTATTACCAGTTATGATACAATATGCTTTAAGTAATAGAAAAGGAACTATTAATTTAACAAACCCTGGATTAATATCGCATAATGAAATATTAGAAATGTATAAGGAAATTGTTGATCCCGATTTTACATGGGAAAATTTCTCGATTGATGAACAAAATAATATATTAGCATCAAAACGTTCCAATAATTGTTTAGATACAACTAGATTAGAATTAGATAAAGTAAATAATGTAAAACATATAAAGGATGCTGTAAGAGATGTGTTAGTTTGTATGAAAGAAAATAAACAGAATTAAATATTAATATAAATACAAATATTAATATAAATACAAATATTAATATTTAAATATAGATACAATTATTAATTATATATTATGAAGTTGTTAGTTACTGGTTGCTGTGGATTTATTGGTTCTAATTTTGTAAATTACTACTTTAATGAAAATTCTGATGTAGAAATAGTTAATTTAGACGCAATGTATTATTGTGCAAGTCAAGATAATATTAAAGAAAATATACGTAAATCAAAAAGATATCATTTAGTAAAAGGAAATTTATGTTCTTTTGATTTAATATCTAATGTTTTAGAAATTTACAATATTGATACTGTTATTCATTTTGCGGCACAATCACACGTTCAAAATTCGTTTGATAATGCTTTACAATATACGAACGATAATGTTGTAGGAACTCATACATTATTAGAAGCGTGTCGTAAATATGGTAAGATACAAAAATTCATTCATATTTCAACCGATGAAGTTTACGGTGAATCAATGTTATCGGAAAACGAAGAGAAAAAAAATGAAGATTCAGTGCTGTGTCCCACAAATCCATATGCGGCAACAAAAGCGGCAGCAGAATTAATCGCAAAATCATATTATCATTCCTTTAAAATGCCAATTATAATAACACGCGGTAATAATGTTTATGGACCTAATCAATATCCGGAAAAATTGATACCCAGATTTATTCAACAACTTTTAAAAGGAGAGCAAGTTACAATTCAAGGGGATGGGTCAAATGTAAGGGCATTTTTACACGTAAATGATGTATGTTCTGCGTTAAAATTGATTTTAGAGAAAGGTAAAATAGGAGAAATATATAATATTGGTAGTGACGACCATCACGAATATACTGTTACTCAAATTGCTCATATGTTAATTGAAAAAATAACTAAAACAACAGATTATGATAAATGGATTAGTCATATTGAAGATCGACCATTTAATGATAAACGATATTATATAAGTAATCAAAAAGTAAAAGATTTAGGATGGACCATTTTAACCGATTTTGATAATGGAATTGATGAAGTAATCCAATCGATGTCTAAATAAAATATATTTTATTTTTTATATATATATTATATATGAAAGATAAAAATATAGTGTTGTGGGTGGTGGGTGGAATTACTGCAATTTTAGTTTCTGCTGTTTTTACTTGGAAAATTACGCCAATATTAGTGGATAAAGAATTTGATTCCCGTATAGCCAGTGCAAATGGTAGTCAAAAAATCAATGGAGGAGGCAAAATTAAACAAAAAACAAAAAAAAATATGAGAATACAAAAAAGATCAAAAAATACAAAAAAAATATGAGATTGAAGATCAACAATTTAATGATAAACGATATTATATAAGTAATCAAAAAGTGAAAGATTTAAGAAGAAAACAAAATAAATCTAAAATGTAACAAAATATATTATTAATTTTCTTCCTTTAGTTGTTCTTGTTCTTCTTCCAAATATTCAGTTCCATTCCATTTTATATTTTTACAATTAAATAGTTCATTCATATTAATTACTTCAGGTTTATCTTCTGAATTAAATCTTGTGAATAATGTTGTAATTTGTGCGTTATCTCTAAAACGCGCACTATATTGTTGTTGTATATTATTACGACCAATACGCCCTAACGCTTGAATGATTTTTTCTTGTGTTAGTTCAAGATCTTTACTTAAATAACCGTGACAAAATTGATAATTAGTTCCATAAATATAATCACTATCTGCTATAATTAAATATAATTTTTGTTGATCTGCCAAAGTTTTCATAATCTCTGTATAAGAACTACTTTTATGTTGTGTAAATACTCCAATTCCAAGTAATAATAAAATTTTCCAGCTATCTTCAACATCTTTTAGCAACATTATAGAAACTATAATACTCTCTTCAATATTGCTAGTAAATGCTCCAGATGTATTAAGAGTTTTAGCCCATTTATCTAAATGAGCAAGTCTATTTGGAATAAACATATCATCTAATCTAGCATTTTTAACCATACCTTTTAGTGTTGTAATTTCCTCTCTCATTTTAGTAATATTTTTATCGGTTGTTCTATCAAGCATTTTATCAAATGCTTTTGATGAATTTTTCTTATCTTTTTTGCCTTGCAGTTTTTTCGCTTCTTTTGAATTATCTGTTGAACCTGAAGAATTTGATTCCATTCGGGTTTCTTCAAATTCGAGTTCTTTTTCAATATTTTCAACTCTTTCATTAATTTGATTATTATATTCAATTTTATCGGTAATATCCTTCATAACAATAGCAGGAATGTTTGCCTGTTGGATACAAAATTTAGCTATTTTTGGCAGGTCATTTGCTAAAAATATCGTCGGACCATCCGTTAATGTATAACTATCTTTTGTTGTTACAAATACTCCACAGCTTCCGGGAGGATCTGCATTTGCATTTGTTACAGGTATTTGGACACTCTCAACACGAGATAGTTTTTCACCTGAATTTGGTTTTGTAAGTGTGCTTAAACTTTTTGTTCGAGTAATAGCATTCCCTTTGCCGTCAACCGTATTATTAAATGTAATATGTTTTACTCTTTGAATTTTAAAATAATTATAAATTGTGGACCAAGATGATGGAATAATATTTTTCAACACTTTAAGATAGTATAATTTTATTTGTGTCATATCAATATCATCAATTGAAGCGAAGTTTCTTTCAAATCTTGCAGATGATTTATTCAATTTATTTGTTTCAACATAATAAATAAATTCCGACGCTTCTTTAAGATCAAAATATCGCAATAATGACAAATTTTCTTCACAATGAGTAACCGTTTCTATAATATTTGAATAATCTTCGTGAAGATAGTGTGGCATAACAATATATCCATCATTATTTATCAAAGGAATCGTTTTACGACAATCATAACTGACAATATTATGAATAATCGATTCTGGGAACTTTTCTTTAAAATCCGCAATAGTGTGCGTTAACTCGTGTAATTTTGGCAATGTAGCCGATGATAATATAAAATTAGGTATAATATTTTTTTTCCAGTTGTTTTTAATAATAGTATGTAATTCGTGGTGTTTATAATCCATTGTAATAGTTGGTTCATCCCAATAGGTTATTATATTATTAATATCGTTAAATGATGCCATATAAAACATTGCAGGCAAATAAGACCTAATATCACAAATAATTATTTCAACTTTGTCTCCAACTGTATTATCCACTTTTCTAATTTGGCCACTTCGTCTATCTTTAGTATATTCTTTGGCAGCAAAGTAATGTAAACGCACATCTTCAGCTGCAGAACATCCAAATGCAAACGCAATTCGTTTACCTATTGAAATAGCTGATCTAGCAAGAGCAAGCCCTACGTGTCTGGCCGCGCAAACAAATATAACTTTATATGTTTGTGATAATCCAAGAGGTGTCAGTGTTTTTCCAGTGCCAGTGGGGGCAATATATAAAATCAATTTTGGTTTAACACTTTTAATAGCAGCAAATATAGTTTTTTGATGATCATATAATGATAAATCACTGTATTTCAATATATTTGGGTTTTTTTCGATAATTTCTGATGAGTTACGAAGAATATACAGCAAATCAACGTCCTTTTCGTAATTTCTTATAAATGTTTCAATAATTTCTTTTAAAAATCTATTTACTTTTTCGACATTATTTTTTATGAGTTTATTAAGTGTATAACAATAGTGCATCCATTTATGATTATTTTTTTCTTTATATTCAAGCATTTTTTCTAAATTATTATAGAGAACAAATTCATATATACTATTATTACTACTTATCGTTTCAGTATTTAATCGGGATAATCTTATTTGGTCACTGCTCTTGAGTTTAACAATTGTGGCGACATTTATATAATAATTGTCTTGGTCTTTATCTTTTTCTTTGTCTTCATCGCCGGTTTTTTTACGTGAACTTGTAAAACAAATAAATGAAATATTATATTTTTGAACGAGTGATTTGATTTTATCAGCAAAGAAATTAGCATACAGAAATTCTTCAATTTGATCATTGTATTCTATCTTTAATTGTGTAAAGATAGAATTAGTGTTATTAACCTTTAATTGAACATTGGAAAATCCATTAACAATCAATTGCAATATTTCGAGTTCATCTTTATTAACGGGGATTTCAATTCCATCCCATTCAGACTTAGATAATTTACGTTGTGTTAGATCCATTTTAAAAAGACGGGTATATACTAGTATAATATACTAATCTCTTTATATCCTTTTTATAATTCAATTTTTTTTAACCTATTTAAATATAAAATTGAATTATTAAAATAATATAAGAATATTCTTACATATTAAACTAACAATGTCTATTAATTATAAGATTGTCTCGATTGAAGGAAATATTGGTTCTGGTAAATCCACATTACTTGAAAATATACGCAATTTTTATGAAAATAATACAAATGTCATATTTTTACGCGAACCAGTGGATGATTGGGAACAAATTAAAGACAATGAAGGAAATACTATGTTAAAATTATTTTATGCTGATCAAGAGAAATATTCATTCGCGTTTCAAATGATGGCCTATATTTCCCGACTAAAAATATTGAGAGATACTATTAAAAAAATACAAAATGAACTTTTACTTAAGGACAATAACAAAGAATATGTTATTATTACGGAACGTAGTTTATACACAGACAGAGAAGTATTCGCAAAAATGTTATATAATCAAGGGAAAATTGAAAATGTTTGTTATAAAATTTATTTAAATTGGTTTGACGAGTTTGCAAAAGATTTTCCAATTAATTATTCTATATATGTTAGTACTGACCCAGTAAAATGCTATGAAAGAATTCACAAAAGAGCAAGAGATGGGGAAGAGGTTATTCCATTAGCCTATTTAATTGATTGCCATAAATATCACGAAGACTTTTTGAATAACAGTAATATAATAAAAAACACATTATTTTTAGACGGTAATGTAGATATTTATAAAAATGAAACAGTGATTGATGAATGGTTAAATAAAATTAATATATTTATATTTTAATAGATATTAAAAATATTTTTTTATATAATAAATGGATACTACTAAGTTAGTTAATATTGTAGTTGAATGTCCGCATTGCAAAGAACCTATTTTAATTGAACAACTTAATTGTTGCATTTTTCGTCACGGAATATTTAAAAAAAATAGATCACAAATTAATCCTCATGCACCTGAGAAACTATGCGATCATTACATTAAACACCAGTTGATTATTGGATGTGGAAAACCATTCAAAGTTATATTAAATGATAATTCAAAAAATGACGATGATAAATGTATTGCTGTTGTTTGTGATTATATTTAAAATATTTTTATTTTTTTATTTTTATAATATTTTTATTTTTTTATATTTTTATATTTTTTTATATTTTAAGCAGTATTAATATCTATTACCACTGGCCAATGGTCTGAATCCCACTTTCCACAATATTCTTTATAATCGTGATAAATAAAAGCATTTATAACTTTTTTACTGATATTTGATGTTACTAATATATGATCTATCATTGATAAATCTTTTTGAGAACTTGTATTACAGTTATTATCAGAATCCCACCAATCACTATATCTTTCCGATTGAGCCATTTTTGTCGCAATATTTGTTAAAGTATATGTTCCTTTCTTCTGACCATCCAATCCCTTCATAATATCTAACACACGCGAAGTTGGCTTATATGAATTTAAATCTAATACTTCTGCATCATAATCATTCATATCTCCAAGTAATATAACTTCATAATTCTTTTGAATATACGAACTAACAATGTTTTGCAGAACTTGCGCCTGAGCCTCTCTTTGAACACACCGTGACGGATCTGTTGGTATTGCTAATAAATGTGCACCAATCATAGCAACATTCATTGAAGCTATCTTAAATTCAGTTATATAATGTTTTGAAACACCCGATGTCCCTGATGCGGTTGTTGAACCACATTTTGTCCCAGATATAGGATATGATATTTTTTCTTCACTACGATATAAATTAATAATAGGATCCAATTTTGTTAACATCCCGACATTTTGTCCTGTGCTTGTATCAGTTCCTTTTTTTAAATAAGGATTATATGATGAATCGAGTTGATCTTTTAACATATTTAATTCATCACAACCCTCTATTTCGCAAAAATTAATAATATCAGGTTGTAATGTTTTTACTACATTGGTTACATATGAAAAATGCGTTTCAGCGTCAGATAATGTATGCCACGAACATCCATTTCCAGGGCAATTTGCACCATTATAATAATCGATAAATAACCATTCCGCATTATATTGAACTAAACGCAAAGTATTTTTGTTTTTTCTCCTGTCTCCAATTGAAGAAACAATAGGACATTCTGTGTCAGCATTTATCAGTGGAGAAATACTATAGGTTAAAAATAATGCTAAAAGACCAGTAAGATTCATTATACTATAAATATATAATAAAATATTATATTAGTATTCTAAAAGTCCTATATTTAATAACTGATGTGACTTATATTTTAATAAATCCACCTCTTTTTTCGTTGTTGGGAACAAATCTTTACCATAAATATCTTGTAACATTAACCATTCAAACATTCCTCCTAAATAAACAAAGATATTGTAAAATCCTAATGAATAAAGTTGTTGATATTTTTTATCTATGCTTTCATCATTACAATTTTTACCATAAATTATTATTCTAATACTTTTATTTTCTTTTATGAATTTATTTATTAACATTTCTTCATCATTTACTGGTGTTGTATTAATTATGAGACATTGTTGTTCATTTGGATTAAATGTATTAATAATTAAGTATATTTCAGGATTTTTAATAACAGTTTGCATATCTTCATAATTAATTTTTTTCATAGGTTGAGTATTTCCCATATTTAATTTATATTGTTAGTTTTTAAATCATAGAACAACTTAAAATTATTTTATTTGTTAAATATTCATTCTTTAATAAAAAATTGAAATACTTTTATATGTTAGTTTGAAATATATATATATTATTATTTAAATGAATAATTTTGAAATTATAAATTGTGTTGAACTATTGGCATCTCCCTATTTTCAATTTGAAAAAGAAAGAGTATTTTCGGCATTTGGAGGTATATTGACAGATGAAGAAATTCAAAAAGCAAATGTGTTACATTTTAAAAGAATTTCAAAAATACCATTACCTGAAAATAAAAAACAAGAAATTATAAATAATATAAAAAATCTTGATGTTGGAACAGTAGAATATATAAGAGTAAGTTGGTTAGGATATTTGATTGAGGTTACTCTAAAAGACAAATAAGTATTTTAATTATATATATATTACATATACCACAACCAATTTATACTCATTCCAATTGGTATACCAATTAAAAAATTTGTAAAATAAAAAACGCAATACTTTGTATCATTGTTATTTTTTATTGTATTTTATATTTAAATATTAATATTGTTAAATCAATTTATTAAAATCACCATTATTATAATGAAAAATTAAAAAACTCGCAAGTCCAAATAATACATCAACTAACAAATATATCCACGCATTTTGATTACCGGTTATCGCATTATACGCGAATAAAGAATAAAATATCCCGTGAATTGGTCTTAAATCATTCCACCATATTTTACCTCCAAATACTTCTGCACCGGTTTGTCTTGAACCAGATAAAAATATATAAAAAAATCCTATAGCAGGTA